CGCAGGTGGAGAACCTGATGCGGCAGGGGTTCTCCGAAGCGGTAGTCCGCACGATTGATGACACGTTGGACCTTGCCGCCAATGTCCACGACCTCTGCGACGCGCCGCCCATCCCGTGGGTAGACTGGAGGGAAGTCAAGCCACACCGGATGCTGCACATGAGCAAACCGGCGTTCCGGGAAATCTCCCGAAAGCATTGGGGGGCCGGGGATGTGGAGTGCTGGGACAGATACCGGCGCCAGCTCCCCGGTGCTGACGCAATGGACTTTGAATACTGCCGGAAGCGCATCGGCAGCAAGGCCGTGGGGCAGCTCCTGGAGATGGTGGCCGCCGGATGGGAAGATTTGTTCCCCCTGCCTGTGGTCCGCTATCTGGAGAAACGGGGAGCCGTTAAAGATGGCGTACAGATGCTGATTGACTACCGCAAAATGCTGCGGGACGCGGAGATGGCGGAAACGGAAGAGACACTTTGGCCGCGCGATTTGCTGGCCGCCCATGAGCGGATCACCCAATTCTGGGCCGACCACTTCAAGGCATCGTATCAGCTGGGATTCACCAGCACATTCATCCGGTTTCGGGAGCTGGAATGGACGGACGGAGATCTGTGCATCGTCCTTCCCCGTGTGGAGGAGGACCTGGTCTCCGAAGGAAAGGTCCTGCGGCACTGTGTCGGCACCTACGGCAGTGCACACTGCTCTGGGAAACCTGTGTTTTTCGTGCGGCACCGCCGCAGGCCGGAGCGGAGCTATTATACCCTGCAGATCAACATGAACGGGACGATCCCAAAGGAAATCCAGCTCCACGGATACGGCAATGAGCGCCACGGAGACCACAAGCAGTATGCCCACAAAATCCCGCGGAAGGTCCGGGAGTTCTGCGACCGCTGGGAGCGGGAGGTCCTGACACCCTGGTTTGCGGCACAACGTACAGGGGCAGAGCGGCCAGCCAAGAAAAAACAGAAAGCAGGGAGGATCGCCTGATGCGGATCGTCAAAACCGGAGACCCCTGTCCACTCTGCGGCCGCCCGGTGACCGCAGAGGACCGGGAAACGTTGGACCAGTTGACGGCCATCGCGCAGATGTTGGATCGCCTTGGCATTGACATCGCTGCGGGTGCGGCGGAGAAAGGAGAAGAATATGAGTGAGCAGGGATATGAGCGGAAAAAGGACTTTGTGAACCATGCTTTAAGCCGCTGCGTGGCGTCCATGTACCCCAACGTGTGCCGGGTGGCCTACCACACCCGGGACACCGACGAGGGTCTGCGGGAGACCGCCATGATCTACCTGGCCGGGGGCTACTCCCGGCGGGTAGACGTGACGGGGCTGGACCTGCCGGCCACCCTGGACGCCGTGCTGGCGGTGTTCCGGGAGGCGGCGTGAGATGGGCCGCTATACGGGCCGGGAGCGCCGCCAGCGCGCGCTGTACCGGCTGGCCATCGTCGTTTGGATCATCGTGCTGGCCCTAGTGCTGTGCATGGACACGGCAGGATAGGAGGCGGCTATGGAGACAGTTGACTTGATCAATGCCCTGCGGCGGATGGCTCCAGAGACCGGAGGCCTGCCCTGTCTTGGATGCGGGCATGAGCACGGCTGCAGTGTCCACGGCTGTGCTGTCCTCAAAGAGGCGGCGGACCGGCTGGAAAAACGCTACCGAGGTGCTAGGGGCCATTGTAAGCCGGTGATTGCCGTAGCACCAGACGGCAGCTGGACCCGCTATGTGTCCATCAAGGAGGCGGCCCGGATCGTGGGCGTCAACCCGGCCCAGATCAGTACGGCGTGCGTTACAGGACAGCGGTGCGCCGGCCAGTATTGGAAAAAAGAGGAGGGATAAGGTGAGACCGATTGATGGTGATTACATAAGCGATGCCCTAGAGGCAGAGCTTTGCCGGGAGGGCGATGATCTTGAGGATCGGCAATGGGCCTATGGCTATGCCGCGGGAGTGAGTTTTGCAGTTCGTAAACTCGCGGAAGCCCCCACCCTCACCCCGCCGAACGAGTGGGTGAGCGCGGAGGAGAGGTTGCCAACGGACGAGCGGCCGGTTTTGGTATTCGTCGGTTATGCAGACACCATGACGGGATTTATTACCACATCGTCCTATTTTTGCTTTGACGCAAATCCGCATTGGCAGTGGGATGGTTTGGTTCAGGACGAGCAGAAAACGCTTTTCTGGATGCCCCTTCCGGAGCCGCCAGGAAAGGAGGGGTGAGGATGGACAGGAAACAGGCTGTAACGATTTTGAAGCGGAAAACCACCATCCCTGGTGATGGATACACCTGGGAGCAAATCAATGAGGCCATCGACATGGCAATTGCCGCCCTGTCCCCGCCGAACGATCCGCTGACGCTTGAGGAACTGCGGAAGATGGATGGAGAGCCAGCGTGGTGGGACGATGGTGAAGGAAGTTGCTGGGGTATTATTTCTGTTGATAGTGCTGGAATGTGGGGTGGCATCCCGTTTTTACGCGGAAGATGGAGGCAAGTAAACTTTGAATATAACATTGAAGAACGAAAAATGAGAATTTACCGCCGCCCGCCGGAGGGAGAGGTGGACGCATGAAACCGATTTGTATTACTTGCAAAGCTGATTGCCATAACGCCGGGACAACCTCCAAAATTGTGGATTGCTCACAGCACAAACCGGGGCGAGTTTTGACCAACGCAGACCGCATCCGGGCCATGAGCGACGAGGAGTTGGCAGAGTTTGTCAGTCGCATAGAAATTGGAGATTTTGGCCCACAGGTTTACGGGAAAACATTTTGTGACTTGTGCAGTGGACAATATGAGTGCGACGACTGCAGATTGTGGTGGCTCCAGCAGCCAGCGGAGGAGGACACCTGATGGACATTGAGAAGCTGATTGAGAGCCTGCAAAACGCCGCAGGAGGTCCGGAAGGCATTAAAATGTGCCACGCCGCCGCCACCGCCCTCTCCACGCTCCAGACCGAAAACAAGAAGCTGCGGGCCGAGCTGGAAAACTACCGCAAAGGCCATCGCGAAGAAGCAATCTCCACCCTCACCCCGCCGAACGAGTGGGTAAATCGAGTGAGAGAGCTTGATGAGCTTTACACAAAGCTCCAGATCATAACAGGCTTTACAGTGGAGCAACTGCTAGAAATGTTCGCCGCCGGATACACGCTGGAAAAGCCGGATTACTCAAAATCATTTGAAGAGATGGCGAGTTTGGCCGAAACCACCCCGCCGAACGAGCCGCTGACGCTGGAGGAGCTGCGGGAGATGGACGAGCCTGTATGGG